ACGAACTCCACTGCGCCCTGTTCCGCGCAGGTCACTTGCATAAGCGCCTGTTTGTAACTTGGGTTCTTTTCGGTGCGCTCAAGTTCCTCATAAGCGTACTCCAACTTGAAGCCCGCGTCCTCTAAGGATTTAAACAGGTTCTTAAGCGCAGTTTGGTGGCTAGTTCTAATATATATCGTGGACTCTATATTAGCCATATTATTCTGTTATCTCCTTTAGTGTTTCAATGATATTATCTAGGCAATCACCTACTGTTGTTTCTGTTCCGTCCCTGTCCTTAGGCTGATTCAAGACAGCATTGCTAAGTGATTTGCGTGCGTCGATTGCATCGAATAAGCAATCTGTTAGTTTTTCTTCTATTGTCATATTTTTTAGTAGGTTAATGCGGACTGAATTGCCTGCATTGCTAACGATCCTTAACAGGTGGCTAGTACCTGTCAAGAGTAAATGCTAATTAATTGCGAGGGATGTAAGGTACTTCAGTAGCCCTGTAACAGCTGCCGTAATCTGTGGGATTCATTTAGTTTAAACAGGATAAATATCTGCCTCATAAGAATGCCGTGCGCGGATCCGTGTGCGGTCGCGCGTGTGTGTGTGCGTGTGCGCGCGCGTGTGCGCGGGGGAGAGGGGGTCGGCAAACCCCGCACCGTAAAATCTATGTATTATAAAGTACGCCTTAAAAAAAATAGGTACTCATGTGCGCTAACAAGGCTCCCCTGATGTATACATAAGTACCCCCCCTCTTTGGGGAGGGGGGATTATCTTAAGTTATAAAGATATAAAGAACAGGAGCCTCCTTAAGTACACATTATTAAGATACCCGTATTAAAACTTGACTGTCAAGAAAAAAATGCAATAAAATGCAGCATGCCCTTAGAATACACTAATAAGTTCGATACAAAAGGAGAAGCTAGAACCAATGGTTACAGAGCTGAGTCAGGATTCAAAGACGCGTTAAGCGTCTTTTTTAATGCAGGAGTAAGAAAAAGTACATTGCAAGAGGAGTTCTCTCATGTAGATTACGATTGCAAGATGCAGTTCAAGGTGGATGTAAAGAGCATCAAGGACCCCAGTACAGTATGGATAGAGCTAAAGAACGTACAGGGAAACAAAGGCTGGCTGTACGGGGATGCTTCGCACTTTGTATTCGAAAGAGAGAAGTACTTTGTAATGGTACGCAAGGATGACCTAATATCATTAGTTGATGAGTTATGTACTAAAGAAAAGGTTGACAGTCCTGATGATTGCTTGTACAAACTGTACTCCAGAAGCAAGTACGGCAGAAAAGATCTATTGACTAAGATTGAACCCAAGGACCTAAAGAGGATACCGCATACATGCCTAAGCAAGATATAGCGCACGAGGACAGGGAGAAAGAGCAGCTCTTCAAGGAGATACAACTTGCTATACAAGAGGTATCCGAAAGCAAAAGTGCTTTGAAAAAGAAGAGTCTTTCTAGGTACAATCCAAAGAAGGTATCAGAGATTCTTTACTTGCATAGTATAGGGACATCGCAGACTAGAATCATAGAGAAGTACGGGCATGACAGGAACGGAGTAATTAGTATACTTACGGATTACGCTGATTACTTTGGTAGGTTCAAGGAACTTTCGGGGCAGATAGCAGCTAGAAACTACATGAACATGAGTTCATTAGAGGAGGATCTTATACAAGCTGTACGTCAAAGGATGCAGGACGGGGACTTGGAGCCCACCTTCAGGGATCTAAAAGAACTATCAATAGCTAAAGCAAATGCCTCTAGGGAGGCTTTGACAGCTAGGGGTGAGGCTACGCATATAACGGAGGACAGGAAGACGTATAGCCAAGAGGACTACGACGCTACTATCAATGCTGCAAAGGAAAGACTAAAGAAGGCTAAGGTTATAGATATAGAATGCACAGAAGAAGATGAGTAATGCAGGACTAATATTTACTAAGCATCCTATTTTGCAGCCACCAACGGATGAAGAGATAGTTCAGCTCGGAGAGCTGGACCCCAAGTTACTTGCGAATCTGCATGAGGTGCACGAGGGCAGGATAAAGTCCTCTGAGGACGATCCCTTGAACCAAGGCTTTGACTTGGACGGTTGGAATCGTATACGGGATGGGTTACAGGATTGCAACGAATGCCTTACACTGGGAGGAAATAGAAGTGGTAAGACAACTGGGTGCGCCAAGATAATGATGCAATCCGTTGTTAATGAAATGGATGGACATCTCGTATGCTTCAGTCAAAACGCTGATACATCTGTTAAGGTGCAGCAAGCTGCAGTATGGTCTATGATGCCCAAGGAGTTCAGAAAGAAAACAAAGAGCATAGAGGGATATATTAATTACAGTATGCAAAACGGTTTTACTGGAAGTTCTTTTATTTTTCCAGATACTAGAACTAGGGTGGACTTCAAAACTTACACGCAGTTTACAAACAACCAAACTATACTAGAAGGATTTGAGTTCGGATTTCCGAAGCCCAAAGGAATTAATATTGGAGCTTGGCTGGACGAGTACCTTGGGGATTCTACCTTAGTCAATACTCTAAGATTTAGATTAGCTACAAGGGACTCAAAGCTCTTGGTGGGCTTTACTCCTATAGATGGGTATACCCCATTTATAAATGAGTACCTGAAGGGTGCAGAAACTCTAGAGGACAGGAAGGCGGAGCTTCTAGGTAATAAAAAACTACCAGTACGGCAGTACTCCCCAGAGCGCGATGCTTCAGTTGTGTACCTGCATTCCGATGAGAATCCATTTGGGGGGTACGAAAGAATTAAGAAGGATCTAATCAATAGTACTGAGGATGATATTATGGTACGTGCGTACGGAGTACCAGTGCGTTCCATGACTACACTGCTACCATTGTTCAATACAGAGGTAAATGTACTTTCTGATACGGAGAACAAGTACGGTATGAAGTTCCCAGATATAAGTCAGAAGGATAAGTTTACTTGTTACATGGTAGTGGATCCCGCTGGCGCTAGGAACTACTCAGCTATATGGGCTGCTGTGGATTCCGACGGGTACATCTATATTCGCAAGGAGTTCCCAGATAGGGATACGTACGGGGAGTGGGCTTTATTTGGGGATCCAAAGTGGAGATACGGACCCGCAGCCAAAAAAGTTGGATTCAATGTACAAGGGTACGTTGAGCTCTTTGAAGAGATTGAGGATGAGCTCGGAGTACAGATATACGAAAGAATCGGGGATTCTAGATTCTTTGCAAAAGAAAACGAAAACAACGATGATTTGTTTAGATCCTTTGATGAGCTCGGTATGAACTTCGTCCCCAGCGACGGTAGAAGAGAAGAGATGGGAATCAGTGCACTGGATGAATGGTTCACCTATAACCCAAATATTCCTGTGGATTCCGCTAATAGACCCCTGTGCTACGTGCACGAGGAGTGCGGAAACCTAATTGATTCCTTAATTAACTACGGAAGCAATGGAAAGATGGATGAAGCTCTCAAGGACTTCTTCGATTTAATTAGATATTTTAGAATGACAAACGGTGGTGAGGGACCTGACCATGTAACAGGTAGACAATTATTATCAACAATTAGGGGAACTGGAGGTTATTAATGCCAAAACGAAGATTAACAGATATAGCAAAGGACTACAATATATCCTTTGAACAAGCAAAAGATATTGCTTTTAATAAACTAGATGAGAGTGCATTTACTGGTAAAGGTAAAAACACTTGGGTAACGGAGATGGGTCAAGCAATGCTTGATGATAATATTCCGTTGGAGATAGCTAAACCCAAGGTATACAGGGGTAGGGTACGGAACTTAGCACCGAACCCCAAGTTTGCGTACGTGCACATAAAAGAAAAAGCTTGCTGTATCCCAGCAACTATACCAAAAAAGTTAATGGGAAAAATAAGAACCAACCAAGTACTGCACGTAGAAGAATACGATCCAGATAAATATATAATAATAATGCCAAAGATAGTTTGATCCCCGTGATAAAATAACAAATATGCAAACAAGCGATATTTCAAACTCATTGACGTACATAAACGATGAGCCAAATGTTGATCACCTGCGTCATGCTTATGAGCAAACGATCAATGAACTAGAACCTTATTTTGATCTTTGTCGTGATTCCTACGATAATCGTAGAAATTATTGGAATGGTAAAACTAGGGATCACAGAAAGCACGGAGCTGACGCTTTCCCTTTTGAGGGAGCCTCAGATATGGAAGCTCATGTTATTGATGAACGTATTACTCGTTTGGTTGCACTTCTTATGTCCGCTCTTAACAGAGCAAATGTTACTGCTTTCCCAGTGGAGGTTGGAGATGTTCCTAGATCTAAAATAGTATCCAGCTTTTTAAAATGGATGATTAGCTCTGGGTACATTAACAGATTTAGTCAAGAGATGGAGTTGGGTTGCAACTACTTATTAGAGAGAGGTATATTGATTACCCACGTAGGATGGCAAAGAGAGGACAGAAAGTTTTTGCAATCCTTGGATCTCTCTCAAATTGCTCAGATAGCACCAAGTGTAGCTAGAGCTATACAACAAGGGGGCGCAGATGAACCCATCGTAGAACTAATAGAATCCAGCTTTGAGGGCACAACAAAAAAACGCGCAAAGCAAGCAATCAAGGATCTAAGAAAAAATGGAACCGCTGAACTACCTATAGTGCGAAGAGCAGTTAATGCACCAGACGTAAGAACTTTAGCACCAGATCACGATTTCTTTTTGCCCCCGTACGTAACGGATCCACAAAGAGCTCCTTATTGTTTTTGGAGAAGCTATTATACCCCGCAGGAGTTGGAACTCAAGGTAACAACTGATGGATGGGATGCGGACTTCGTTCAGGAGATGATAGAAAAATACAGGGGCGTTGATGTTCAAAGCATAGAAAAAGAACAGGAAGGTCAAAGAAGTAATCTTATATCTGACTACGGGTACGAGACAGAGGATTTAGTTGAATTAATCTATGGATACCAAAGGTTGATCGACCCAGAG